TTTTTTTGTATTTACAAGCTTGAAATCTACTAAATATGCTAATATGATGCACATTATGCCTATACCAAAACCGACAACAGGCGAGAGTAGGGAAGCGTTTATGAGCCGTTGCTTATCATCTGATATCATGCAACAGGAGTACACTGACAACAGTCAAAGAGTGGCAATATGCAGTACAGCATTTGATGATAAGGACAGCAAAATGAATGATGAAACAGAAATAGAGCAGAAAAGTTTCGAAGATATTTTAGACCTTGAAGCCGAATACACCCTTATAGAAGATACTAAAGCATACGGTGAAGACGAAGACGATGACGATAAGGAAAAGAAAAAAGGTATGTTCGAAGGGTATGCTTCTGTCTTTGGCAATAAAGACTTAGGCAATGACGTAGTAGAGAAGGGTGCTTTTATGCGTTCTCTCCGAAGAAAAGGTGCAAAGAAAATTAAGATGCTGTATCAGCACGACACCAAAGAGCCTATTGGTGTGTTTGATATGGTCAAAGAAGATGAAGACGGATTATATGTCAAAGGTCGTTTAGCTATGGGCACTCAGAAGGGCAGAGAGGTCTATGAGCTTATGAAGATGGGTGCAATAGACGGATTGTCAGTAGGATACCGTGTAGATGCCAAAGGTTACGACTATGACAAGCGTAAAAAGTATAGAAGACTTAAAGAAGTCGATCTAATGGAAATCTCAGCAGTTACTTTTCCAATGAATCCAAGTGCACGGATACAGGCTGTGAAAAGTGATTTTACTGTGAGGGAGTGGGAAAAGAAGCTACGAGAGGTAGGAGACTTATCTCATTCTGAAGCAAAAGTGGCAGCATCTGCTGTCCATAAAGCTCTAAGTCAACGAGAGGTTGATAAGGATGCTGATTTATTGAGCAAAATAAATGCTCTAACAGAAACCTTCAACAACAGGAGCTAATTATGGCAGAAGAAGTAAAAGAAGCTGTAGATGGCATGGTCAAAGCCTTTGAGGAATTCAAGGCTACCAACGAATCACGGCTTGCAGAGCTTGAAAAAAAGGACTCTGCTGATGTTCTCTATGATGAGAAGATCAAAAAAATCGAAGCTGACATGGATAAGTTTGAGGAGCTAAACCAAAAACTTACTGTGCAACAGCAGGAGCAAAAAAAGGTAGGAGAGAAGTTGGATAACTTCGAAACTATGCTTAAGCGTCCAGAAGCCAACCTAACAGCCGATGACATCGACACCAAAATGCAGGTATTCGACAAGTGGGTCAGAAAAGGTGAGCATGAGCTAGACGAAATGGAAAAGAAAGCTCTGACTGTATCTGACGATACACAGGCAGGATATCTTGCTCCACCAGAGTATGTGAATGAGTTAATCAAAACCATCACAGAGGTAACACCATTCAGAAGCGTAGCGAGAGTAAGAACAACAGCACAAAAAGCTGTACAAATCCCATCTCGAACAGCTACATTTTCTGCACAGTGGGTTGCTGAAACTGGTTCTCGTTCCGAAACAACTGGATACACCACAGCTTTAGAGGAAATCCCAACACATGAGCTTTATGCACTTGTTGATATTTCTACACAGCAGTTGGATGATTCAGCGTTCAACATGGAAGCAGAAATGCAGTCTGAATTTGCTACACAGTTTGCAAAGGCAGAAGGCAACTCTTTCATCTTAGGTGATGCCGTAGGCAAGCCAGAGGGTGTTATAACAAATTCTAGCGTTGGCACAACCAACTCTGGAAGTGGTACAGCCTTAACTGGTGACGGTCTCATTGAACTCGTACACGCAATCAAGTCTGATTATGGGCAGAATGCTACATTCATGTTCAACAGAACAACTCTTGGTGCTATTAGAAAGCTGAAGGATTCAGCAGGACAATATGTATTCCAAGCAGGAATGATGTTGACAGCAGGTGTTCCAAACGCAGTTCTTGGGTATCCTTATGTGGAAGCTCCAGACCTTGCTGACGTTGGTTCATCAGCAAAGCCAGTAATCTTCGGTGACTTCAGCAGAGGTTATATGGTCGTTGACCGTGTAAATCTTTCAGTGTTGAGAGACCCATTCACACAAGCTACTTCTGGTAACGTTCGTTACGTTGCACGAAGAAGAGTTGGTGGACAGGTAATTCTTCCAGAAGCTCTCCGAATTCAAGTAATCTCAGCTTAATAGGGGGTATAAATGAAAGACTTATCAAATAACATAGCAACTGCCGTATCTATCAAAAATGCTGTAAAAAGTGCAGCTGAGAATGGTACAGGAGTTGATTTACAAGGTTATGAAGGTGCAACAGTAATTGTTGATGTAGGAGCAGAGGGGGATACTCTCTCAAGCTCAGTACACTTTGAGGTATCATTAGAGCATTCTGATGACAACTCAACATTCACTGATGTGGCTCAAGCCGACATTGTAGATGGAACAATATCATCTGGTGGTATCTTCTTGAAGTTAGACGGTACAGCAAATGGTAATCCAGATACAGCAGGAGAAATCTTTAGAGTAGGTTACAGAGGTGGCAAGCGATACATAAGGGTCGTACTTGCTAAAACTGGCACACACTCAAATGGTACTCCATTAGGTGCATTTGTCATCAAGAGCCATGCAAGGCACAGTGGTGATAACGCATTTACTGCACACGCATCCTAATTGTTAGCTAGTGGAGAGGGGAGAAATCCCCTCTCTATGTGAGATATTAAAATGAAGATAAAAATTACAAAAAGTATTGTTGGCACAGCTAATGCTCAAGGTTCACATACCAAGATGTATGCACTTGGAGAAGAGTTTGTAGCTACAGAAGAATGGCAGATGAAGTTAGCTCATCAGTTTATGGATGCAGGTTGTGCTGAAGAAGTAAAGACTGTAGAGCCTTCAGAGACAAAAAAAGTAAGAGCTAGAACCAAAACAGGACATTACAAGGCTGATGACCCTAGCACACCAGACGTAAATGAAGCATGGGAAGAAGCACCAGTTAAGAAATAATCAAGGTGATCTATGAGCCGAACACTTGACGCAAACATTACATCGGCAATCACATCCGACAATATCGAGCCATTTTTTGCTTTTCAAATAGCTTTCGACACTACCACTTTGTATCTCTATACAGGAGTGGGAGATATTACGATAGGTGGGAACACATATACAGGGGTAGGCAGTGTTCTTAACTTCGATAATGTAGAAGAAAGCTCCGATATTGGTGCAAAAAACGTCTCTATAACTTTGAGTGGTATTCCATCTTCTAATCTATCACTGGCTCTGACAGAGCCATATCAAGGCAGGGAAGTCACAATTTTATTTGGCATACGAAATGCCAATCTATTATTTTTAGCAAGTGAAGACGGACAATTCATACTAACAGAGACAGGTGGTTTAATAGATATATCCTCTGGTGGATTAGATAATGATGCCACTTCTACTCTTTTTGTTGGGTATTTAGATCAGATGGATATTAATGAAGGTGTCGAATTTAGTGCCATAACAGTGAGACTAGAGTCAAAACTATTAGAATTGAACAGAGCAAGAGTGCTACGATATACTTCTGCTGTGCAAAAAGCTCTTTATAGTGGAGACAAAGGTTTAGATTTTGTCGATCAGTTACAAGGAAAAACTTTTAACTGGGGTAGACGATGAAGAAGCTTACTTGGGAAAAAGACCTTGAACTGTATATTGAAGAGGTGAGAAATAAGCCTTTTAACTGGGGTATGCACGATTGTGTTGTGTTTGCAAATCAAATAATCAAAGTGCAAACAGGCAAAGGCTTCTTTGATGATTTCATACCAGATTACGACACAGCGATAAAAGCCAACAGAACTTATAGAACAATGCTTGTGGAAATGAAAGTTGCAAGTATAAAAGAAGCTATAGATACAAAACTTAAGAGGTTTCTGGGTATGATACCACCCAAAGGGAGTATAGTCTGTGCAACAGAGAAGCAAAGAATAGAATACGGTATAGGATATAAGTTAGGTGTAGCCATAGATCACAGAGCAGGGTTTATAACAGAGCAGGGTTTACAGTTTGAAAAAATTAAGTCTGGAGATGTATTTTGGACAGTCGATTAGTCATAGTTGCATCACTGATTTTTTTCTTAACACCAAGTGTTATTTATGCAGATGCAAGTACAATTTACTATTATACCGTTAGTGCCTTCAAAGCTTTAGGAAGCTCTGCAACATATGTCAAGATTGCAACACAGATAGCTATAAGTGTTGGCACAAGTTACGTTCTTAACGCACTGACACCTCAACCTCAGATACCTAATTTAAATTCACTAGGTTCATCTAATGGAGGTGCGACTTCACAGGGTACAACAAGTGTTGGGGGATACAATATATCTGGTATAGCAAGTGCTGCTGATCATCAGATTATTTACGGTCAAACTAGAGTCGGTGGGGTTATAGTATTTAAGGAAGTAACAGATAATAATAAATTTCTTCATGTGGTTTATGCGATGGCAGGGCACATTTGTGAAGAAGTGTCTAAAATTTACTTGAATGGTGAAGAGCTTACTATAGACGGTAACAATTTTGTTACATCACCCACAAAATATGTAGACGGTACTAATAAGTTCATAAGGGTAAAAATACATCTGGGAGACCAAACGACAGGAGACAGTGATTTGGTTTCAGAGAGCACAAAATGGACATCAGATCATAAATTAAGAAACATTACCTATATTTATGTTAGATATGAGTTTCAAGCAGATGCTTTTCCGAATGGTGAGCCAAGTCTTACAGCATTAATCAAAGGTAAAAAGTTGTACAATGTCAACACAGGAGCAACAGCATGGAGTGATAACACTGCTCTAGTCATTAGAGATTATCTAACAAGCTCTTACGGACTAAATATTCCTACAGCAGATTTAGATGATACAACTTTTGCTTCTGCTCAGACGGTTTGTGATACTTCTGTAAATCTGGCAGCTTCTTTGGGTGGGGGAACACAGTCAAAATACACTGTCAATGGTGCTCTAACCACAAATGTTAACCCAAGAACCGTTCTAGAAAAGCTTGTAGCGTCTATGGCAGGAATTATGTGGTATTCACAAGGAAAATGGAGAGTTAAAGCAGGTTCATATACAAGTCCAGTAATATTGCTTACAGAGGATGATTTACGAGGAAATCTTTCTATCCAAACAAGGCAAAGTCGTAGAGACAACTTCAATGTAGTTAGAGGGAAGTTTAGGGGTGCAGAAACAAACTTTCAAAACACAGATTATCCAGAGATACGATCTAGTACCTTCCTCAGTGTAGACAACAATGAAGAAAATATCATTGATTTAGAATTACCTTTTACAAACACAAGCTCTATGGCACAAAGAATAGCTAAGATAGCTTTGTTTAAAAATAGACAGCAAATTGTTGTGAAAGGGATGTTTTCTATAAAAGCTTTGCAGGTGCAAGTTGGTGATATAATACAACTTACAAATAGTAGATTAGGTTTTAGTGCTAAAACTTTTGAAGTGCAAAATTGGACTTTGACACCAGATGTGGAACAGGGTCTTAATATTGACCTCACTTTAAGAGAAATTTCCAGTGCTGTTTTTGACTGGGATGCAGAAGAAACGCAATTCGAGACAGACAATACTACTTTATTAGACCCATTTAGCGTTCCATCTGTAGGTCTTACTGTTACTAGCGAGTTGAGAGTTATTAACGAAAAAGTCTCACAGGTTCTTATAATAACAACATCTATGAGCTTAGTGGATGCTTCAAGAATTGATTTTGTTGAAGTTGAGTTTAGAAAATCTGCTGATTCGGATTTTAAAGTAGTGGGCACTGGAGAGTTAGGAATATATGAAGTCTTCGATGTTGAAGATGGCTCTTTTGTTGTACGAGCAAGAGCAATCAGCACTTTAGGTGTCAAAGGTACTTACAATCAAACAACGGCTAGTATAGCAGGGCAGGGTGTTGCACCTGCTGACGTTGCAAATTTCGATGCTATTGTTTCTGGAGATAATGTCATATTAGGGTGGGATGCCATAGCTGATTTAGATTTATCTTTTTATACGATAAGGTTTTCCAGTGAGTTGTCTGGTGCTACTTGGGCAAACTCCACAACTGATACAGAAAAAGTACCTAGACCTGCTACCACATTTTCCGTTCCTGCTCGTTCTGGTACATACATGATAAGAGCCTACGATAAAACAAATGTAGCATCAGCCAATTTTACATCTGCTGTTGCAATACCTACAACGAGTTTAGTGCAATTTAGTAATGTAGCGACACAAACAGAAAGCTCTTCTTTTTCTGGTAATAAAACAAATCTACAGGTAACAAGTGGTGCTTTACGAATGACAGATGTTTCAGACTCCAGTGACCCAATATTAAACACAGGAACATATATATTTTCTTCTGATATTGACGTTGGTTCAACGAAACTTGTAAGAGCAGAAATTATTGTAAATACAATACGACTTGATACAGCAGGTAGCACTAATGACTGGGATAGTATTGGTGGAGGTTCTACTCTCTGGGATCAATTAACTGGGAACGTAGATGATTTATCTGGTACAACATCTCAACAAAAGGACTCTGATGTGCAGTTTTTTATTGAACCATCGACATCTGGGTCATTCACTGACACATATCAAAGATTTCGTGCAGGTTTCTTTACTGGAAGATATTTCCGTTTTAAGATACAATTAAGAAGCACATCAACTAATATCACACCGAATATTTCGTTACTTAAAGCAGAGGTTAGATACAATTAATGGCAAACGGACACGATTACAATATAGCAAACCAAACAGCACCTAGCTTTCGTACTGATTTAAATACTGTACTTACAAACATAGTGTCAACAAACTCTGGTGGGTCAGCACCTGCCACTACGTTTGCTAATATGTTGTGGTATGACACCAGTGCAAATCAACTTAAGATGAGAAATGAAGCCGACTCTGCATGGATAATTCTCTTAGAATCCGATCAAACAAATGCAAGAGTTAATATAATTACAGATGATATACAATATGCGACTTCAGCAGTCACGGAAGTCAAAAATACTTCTGGAACAACGGTTCTATCTCTACAAGTGCCCTCACAAGCTACAGCAGAAGCAGGTACAGAAACAACACAAGTTATGACTCCACTTAGGACAAAGCAGTCTGTACAGGCAAATGCTATAACGTCAGTGGTCGCAGGAACTAATGTATCTGTATCAACATCTAGTGGAGCTGCTACGGTAACTAATTCAATGTCAGCAGGTTCTGGACTTAGCTTAAGTGGTGCTTCCATGAGTCTTAACTCTATAAGTGGATTGACCAATGTGGGTTCATATATATTAGGTGTGACATCTTCCAGTGGAGGACTGGCCGCAGGAGCTACAGTTTCTGGAAGCAATCTTTATTATGCAGGACTTGAGTTTCCTTATAGTTTTACAAGTTCTGGTAATGTTACTAATGACGGAGCAAGAATATTGGCAAGTCCTTCCAGTGTAAGTAGTGGTACTTGGAGGTATCATGGTAGAACAAATTTTAATAGTGCGTCTGGACATTATGGTTGGGGTGTTTGGCAGAGGATTTCGTGATGATAGAGATAAAAGAATATAAAAATGCAAAAATAGTTAATGAGAGTGGTGACATTGATTGTGAGATAAAACATCCGATACACGGATGGATACCTTTTACAGTCAATTTAAACGACACTGGAAGCGATATAGACTTAAAGAAGCTCAGTGACAGGATAAAAGTAAACGGAGATGCACAAGCCTACACACCACCCACAGAGGACGAAATAAATAAGCAAAAAGCACAACAAGTTAGAGATGCCAGAAATTATATCCTTACTTTCGAGGTAGACCCAATAGTCTCAAACCCACTTAGATGGGCAGATATGACTGAATCTAAGCAAGATGAATGGAAAAAGTATAGGCAAGACCTACTTGACATAACTAAACAACCTAAATTCCCAAAAGTTGTGACTTTCCCAAAGAAACCAGAATGATATGGCAGTAGGCAAGCTTAGACATAAATTGTATGTACAAACACAAACAAGGACAAGCGATGGTGGTGGGTCTCAGAATGTCACATATAGTGATTCGTTTTCTGTATTTGGCATGATAGAGCCAAAAACAGGCTCTGAGAGGGTATTTGGAGACCAATTAGAGGAAAGAATAACACATATTATTACAACACGGTTCAATAGAAACATAAGTTTTAAAAACAGACTGCAATATCGTTTCAATAGGGATGGTGCAAGCTATACAAGGACATTTAACATAAAAAGAGTTATAAATAGAGACACAAGAGACAGATATTTAGACATTCTTGTCGAGGAAGGGGTGGCTACATGAAGGTTTCTGTTAAAATTGATAGAGAAGGTAAGAATTTAACTGGTTTGGAAGCAAATATTCGTAAAAAAATGCAACAAGTCATAGCTTACGGAATAAATGCCACAAGAAACACTGCTGTAGACAATATTTTGCGTGGTGCAAAGAGTGGAGAGACGTATGTAAAGTACAATCCAAGAAGGACACATCAAGCATCAGCATCTGGTCAGTTTCCTGCCAGTGACACAGGCTTTTTAGCAAACAATATTGTAACTAGCATACAGGCAAACGGCTTAGAGGGTGAAGTAATTAGTCAAGCAGAGTATTCACAGTATTTAGAGTACGGCACATCTAAGATGGGTGCTAGACCTTTCATGCAACCGTCTCTAGAGCAAAATAGACCAAAAATAAGAGCTAGATTAAGAAAGTTATTGGGATAATGGCACTACATTCTTTCGCATTACAACAAGCAATATTTACAGCCTTAGATGGAGCAACGATAAATGATGTAGATGGCAATGCTATCACTGGAGTTTTTGACGATGTTCCAGAGAATACGGCTTATCCTTATGTTGTTATAGGCGAAGAAACAGCTACAAATATCGACACAAAAGATAAAGATGCCCATGAGCACACCCTTACCATCCATGTTTGGAGTCAGTACAGGGGTAGAAAAGAGATAAAAAATATTATGAGTTCAGTATATACAACGCTACATAATGCGAGTATAACTGTAAGTGGTGCTTCCTTAGTGAATATCAGACATGAGTTTGAGAATACACTAACTGAAGCTGATGGAATAACTCGACACGGAGTCATGAGATTTCGAGCCGTAGTTTTTGATAGCTAAAGGAGAGCAAAAATGGCAGCACAGAGAGGTAAAGCCTTATTACTTAAAATTGACGTAAGTGGTACTATGACTACTGTTGGGGGGATGAGATCAACGTCCATGACTCTCAATGATGAAGCCGTAGACATCACTAACAAGGACAGTGGGTCTTTCAGAGAGCTACTTCCAGCAGGTGGTATTCAATCTATGACAATCACTGCATCTGGTGTATTCACAGACTCAACTGCTGAAACAACGTTGAGAGCGGCTTATGGCACATCAACATTTTCTAGTTATAATGTGATTGTGCCAGATTTAGGCACATATGCAGGTACGTTTATGATTGCAAGTCTGGAGTATGCAGGTGAGTACAATGGCGAAGCGACTTACAGTGTCACTTTAGAATCATCTGGGTCTATAACATTTACGGCTGCTTAATAAATGGCTTGGACACAGACAACTATTACAAACAATAAAAAAACAGATTATCCTGCTTTTTTTAAGAAGAAGAATGGCGAATATACGTTTGCTTTTACTTCGGCAGTCCAACTGGACGGAGTTCACATAAGTCGTGGACTGGATAAGACTTTTCTATGTGGTGGTCATACACATACCATTACATCAGTAAAAGATGTCGCTGATCGTGGCGAAGAATTTATCATTACAACAACAGTGGAGTATAAGAAAAATGTCAAATCAACTAAGAGGGGAGATTGAGATCAAGCTTGGAGATCAGACTTACAACTGTAAATTAAACTTTGATTCTCTGGTTCGTATCGAAAATACATTAGATACACCGATTCTAAAACTTGCACAAAAAGTCTCAGAAGCAGAATTAAAAGTAACAGAGATAAGTTATATACTTTTCACAGCAATAAAAGGTGGGGGAAAGAATATCACAGAGAAAGAAGTAAGTGATCTCGTCTGGAAAGTTGGTTTCGTTGACGCTATACGATCTGTAGGAGAAATTATCTCTATGGCTCTATCGAGTGGTGACGATGACGAAAAAAAGTAAAGAGGGGTACTGTAGTTGAAGAAATCAAGTGGAGAGACCTTTTAGAAACAGGAATTGGAGTTCTACAGATGACACCAGAACAATTTTGGAGTATGACGATGATAGAATTTTCTTGTGCAGTAGAAGGTTTTAGTAGTTTCCATGCTTCTCAATCAGATACCCCACTAACAAGAGATGAGCTACAGGATATGATGGAGAGGTATCCAGACTAATGGCAACAGCAGACGAACTTATAGTCCGTATTAAAGGTGACTTAAGCGACATCACCAAAAAGCTTAAGCAGTTGGAGCAATCCACTAGCTCAACAACATCAAAAGTCAGTAAAGGATTTAACAAAATAGCATCGGTTGCTAAAGTCGCTGTAGGTGCTGTGGTGGTCGCACAAGTAGCAAGAGCAGGAGCTGCACTTGTTAACTTTGGGTCTCATGTAGAGGAGATGCAAGCAAAGTCTAGTGTAGTATTCGGACAATTTACAGATGATGTTAGAGCAAGCCTAAACAAGTTTGCAAATGAGGTTGGCAGAAGCTCTTTTGAATTAGAGGAAATGGCATCTACCATACAGGACACTTTTGTGCCTATGGGTTTTGCGAGAGGGGAAGCTGCCGATCTTTCAGTACAACTTGCGAAACTTGCAACAGATGTAGCTTCATTTAATAACGCAAGTGACGCTGAAACAATGAGAGCTTTTCAAAGTGCTCTTGTAGGTAATCACGAAACAGTTAGAAGATTTGGTGTAGTAATTACAGAAGCAACCATACAGCAAGAACTTATGCGTATGGGTATAAATAAGCTTTCTAAGGACGCATCAAATCAAGAAAAAGTACAAGCAAGATTGAATATCCTTCTGCGTGGAACGACAGACGCACAAGGTGATGCCGCTCGAACGTCAACAAGCTTTGCTAATCAAATGAAGGGTCTAAGTGGAGAGTTACAAAATTTAGGTATTTCTGTAATTACACCACTCATGCCGACATTAGCTAAATTTATTGGGTCTCTTAAAGACTCTGTGAGAGGTGTAAGAGACTTATTATACAGCATTGGTATTTTGCGAAATGACATAATGACAAGTTCTGGACTAACAGCAGAATTACTAATGCTTCAAGAGGAATTGGTCGATTTAGAGAATAAAAGACAGAAGCGAAAAGGACATAGGGAACAAGTACAAGCAAAAAAAGACGAAATCGCCGCTATAAGAGCACAAATAGAGGAAGTCAGAAAGTTTAATAAATTAGCCGCTGACCAAGCTCTTGCCGAAGAAAAAGAAGCTAGAATAAAAGCTGAAAAAGCATCTGCTATACAAAATATTAATATGGCTATCGAGGAGCAAAGAAAAAAGCAAGAGTTTCTTAACAAGCAATTAAGTCTGAGCACAGATGCAGAAAGAGAAGCTGTTAAAGTTATTAGTGAACACGCAAGCTCTTTTGCAAAACTAGGTGAGGGTGGCAGTGAATTAGAAAAAACATTTATGGAATTGCTGATTGCTAATGAAAAACTAGAGCAATCGCTGTCTGAAACAACCGATATTACAGACGTAATCACAGAAAGATTTGATAATGCAAAATCTATCGTTGAATCTCTGAAAACCCCTTTGGAAGAAATTACTGAAAATATAGCTGATCTTAAATTTGCCCAATCAGAATTTACCACTGACGAATTCAATAGAGCCATGAGAGAAATGGACTTACAGATGAGACTTACAAATCCACAATTTGTGGCAGTAAAAGAAGCAGTAGAGGATATGGGAAATAAAGTTTCCGATAGTTTGGCAGAAATGTTAACTTCTGGTAAAGCAAACTTGACAAGTTTTCTAGATATCTTCAAAGACTTTGTGAAGCAGTTGTTAGCTCAAACGATAAGACTTGCTATCATCAATAGGGCAATAAATAGCATTTTAGGTCTTAGAGGAACTTCAATGGAACTGGATGAGCTTAAGTTTGGTGGTATGGCAGGGGGTGGTACAGTACAGCGTGGAAGACCTTATATGGTTGGGGAACGCGGCCCAGAGATGTTTGTTCCCAACACAGGTGGTCGTATTGTTCCGAACGGAGCATTGCCCAGAGGGGGTGGAGCAACAACAGTAGTAAATCAAAATTTAAACTTTTCCACTGGCATACAAAATACCGTAAGGGCAGAAGTACTCAATATGCTTCCTGCTATACAACAAAGCACCCTACAGGCTGTTGTAGATCAAAAACGTAGGGGTGGCTCTTTTGGTCAGTTGATGACATGAGTATTACATATCCCCTTACACCACCATCCAGTCCACAGTATGTAACACAGCAATGGTCAATCATTAGAGGTGTTGGAATATCAGAGTCTCCGTTCACTGGAGTACAGCAAACAGTGGAGTTTGACTTGGCTAAATGGAAAGCAGTTCTGTCATTGCCACCTATGAAACGTTCACAGGCACATGAATGGGTTAGTTTTTTGGTTAAGTTACACGGTAGAAGAGGTACATTTTTCTTGGGTGACAACGATGCTAGAGCACCCCAAAATAGTATAAGTGGCTCAGTAACAGTCACAAATGCAGGGTCGGCAGGAGATATCGTTTTAACTATAACTGGCACAACAGCTTTTAGTGCAGGAGATTATGTGCAAATAGGCACTGGTTCATCTTCACGATTGCACATGGTTGTAGCCGATCAGTCTGGTGGTTCAACAATACAGATAGAGCCTAAGTTAAAAGCAAGCGTTGCACAGGGTACAACTATAACATACACCAATCCCAAAGGTATATTTCGTATGGATTCAAACGAATTGATGTGGGATACCAATGCTGTATCAGCGTATGGTATATCTTTTTCTTGTTCAGAGGTAGACTAAGATGATGACAATAATAGGCAGTTTGTTGGGATTTGGCACAAGCTTTTTGCCAGAGGTTCTTAATTACTTCAAAAGAGGGCAGGAGCAAAAGTATGAACTTCAGAGAATGCAGATGGAAATGGAGCTTATGGCAAAGAGGTCAGAGCTAAAGATATCTGAACTCGATAAAGAAGCAGAAATAAAAGAGACAGAGGGGTTATACAAGCATGATAATGTCGATGCAGGTGGGTTTATTAACGCATTACGAGGTAGTGTCCGTCCTATCATCACTTATGCTTTTTTTGGCTTATTCGTTGCCATTAAAGTAACAGCATTACTATCACTTATGAATCAAACTGGTATGCAATTAAACATGGCTCTTAGCACTATATGGGATGACCAGACAGCAGGATTATTCGCTGCCATAATGTCCTTCTGGTTTGGTAACAGAGCCGTCAGTAAATATTACAAAACAAAGGGAGCTTAACATGGCATTTCAATTATCACAGAGGTCATTAGATAAACTAGAGGGAGTACATCCAGATTTAGTAAAAGTTGTAAAACTTGCCATTACATATACTGATGTAGACTTTGGCGTAATCTATGGGGTCAGAGACCTTGCGACACAAGAACGCTTGTATAAATCTGGTAAATCACAGACAATGAAAAGTAAACATTTGGTGCAAGAAGATGGGTTTTCACACGCTATTGATCTTATGGCTTATGATGGCAGTAATCCATCTTGGGATATTGTGGATTATGATAATATAGCTGATGCTATGCGTAAGGCAGGAAAAGAGTTAGGTGTCGAGATTATTTGGGGAGCCGCTTGGCATAAAATTCTTACAGTTTCACCAGACTCAGCCGAAGATTTAATGAATGAATATGTGGACTTACGAAGGTCAGAAGGTCGAAGACCATTTATTGATGGGCCGCACTTCCAACTTGCATAATGAAACGAAGAACTGGCTTATCTAAAACGCAGTCTATCAGATACGGTGGGTTAGTTGCTGTGATGTGTGGACGAACACCTTATCCATTTTTGTTAGATAAGCTCAGAGAAGATGAGTTTGTACTTGTAGAGGATAGAAGTAATTCATTAGATGTTGTGCTTACACAAAAAGGTCATAATGAGTTCGAGAGACTTACTAAACTGGCAGGATTACCGTCTTGGCAGGAAATCGAGCGTGTATGAACAAATATAGAAACATCAAAACACAAATTGATGGCATCACATTTGATTCAAAGAAAGAAGCAAAAAGATATACAGAATTGCTCTTACTAAAGAGTCAAGGTGCAATAAGAGATTTAGAATTACAGCCAAAATTTGATATTATCATTAACGAAAAGAAGATTGCTTATTATAGAGCAGACTTTAAATACTTTGATGTAGGACGGTATGAGTGGATTATAGAGGATGTAAAGTCACCTGCAACAAAGACACCAGTATACAGATTAAAAAAGAAAATCTTGGAAAACCAAGAGCATCCAGTTATAATTACAGAAATATAGCTATCTAGCTAACAATATGCTCAACTGAGCAGAGTATCCAACATTGTTTGACCCTATATCCATCACTGCGAGTCTTGGGATTGCCAGTACAGCTTTCTCTAATGTAAAGAGAATGTTTCAAGCAGGAAGAGATTTGGAAGCTATGAGCCAAGACCTATCAAGATGGATGGGTGCTGTTAGTGATATTGATAATGCCCATAAGTCGGCAAAGAACCCATCTATGTTGAAAAAAGTTTTTGGAGGGGGGAGTGTCGAACAAGAAGCTATTGAAGCATTCGCAGCGAAAAAAAAACTTGAAGCTCAAAGGGAGGAGTTAAAGCAGTTTTTGATGTTCACACATGGTAGCCGTTCTTGGGAAGAATTGCTTCGCATGGAAGGAGAAATCCGTAAACGCCGCCAAAAGGAAATTTATGATAAGCAAAAATTTAGAGAAAAAGTTATTACATGGGTTGCTGTTACCATTGTTGTATCTGTCGGCACTTTTGTTCTTATTGGGTTCATCTACACACTCATGGGATTTGATAGAGGTTGGTGGGGATAACTGCGTAAGGAAACAGGGGGGTCAAGAGACATTTGAATGGTTGTGTTCTCAAGACGGACGCATATATCTGGCACAGTCAGATAATATTAAGAACTGCTATACCTGCTTTCTCAAGCGATTTAGTGACTGGACTTGGGAACAGGAAGTCCGAAAAGGCATAAGAGAAGACCCAAAGTATATTACTTGCCGTAGATACAAAAGGAGAAAAGCAAAGAATGGACAAGAGGTTTGCTTATACAGAGGTGCTAATGACACCTATACACTGGTTGTAGAAGGACAGTGCCCAATAGAATTTCAGTGCAAATACGAGCCGCACGGTCAAGAACCAAACATAGATAGCGTTGTTGATTCGCTTAATGAAAGTTTCAAAAAGTGACACAGGGGGTGAAATAAGGTAAAATGAACTAGGGAGTAATAAAAATGAAAACACTAGTGTTTGTTTTGGTTATTTTAAGCAATGGCGAAATAATCAATGAGGAGTTGATGTTTATAAGCTTACAAAAATGTGAGCTATATGAAAGTCAGATAAATAGAGAAGTTACACAAATTACTTATAATTATTCTGCATATTGCAGACCAGAGGTCATAAACGGAGAAGAAGGATGAGCCAAAAAAAACTAGAGAAAGAATCCAAGTATGCCAAATACGATTTAGATGGAGATGGTTTAGTAAGTGACGAAGAGCTACAAGCAGTTAAAGAAATTAATGAAACAGAAGCAGAAGGAAGAAAACTTAGGGCACAGAGACGCATGGCTACTGCAAGTCTTATTGCTATGGGCATTTTTACTCTGTTGCTGTTTACTCCCCTTGTACCTTTAGAAAGATTGAAGGCTCTAAGCGATGTGAGTAATCTGTTCTATATTAGTATGGCAGGTATTGTCGGCACTTATATGGGTACAACAGCATGGATAAGTCGAAAATAGTTCCGATTACAAAGTACAAAAGAGATAGAAAAGAGTACAATAAAAGAAAACACAGGGAGTGGCTATTTAATCAAATCAATAAGAAGCCAAAGACGGAGAAGCAAAATGAAGCTTAATTCAGCATTGTCCTATGTAGGACACAACTCCAGAGATGATAGAAATAAATTAGACTTTTACCCAACACCCAGTATCGCTACAGATGCTTTGCTTAAGAAACAAAAGTTTGTAGGTACAATATGGGAATGTGCTTGTGGTGACGGTGCAATGTCTCAAGTGTTAGAGATGAACGGTCATAATGTTGTAAGTACAGATTTAGTGGACAGGGGTTATGGAGAGTCTGGGGTAGATTTTCTTTTGGACAGAAGAAGAGTGCCCAATATTGTGACAAATCCACCGTTTAATCTGGCAACAGAATTCATACTCCATGCACTAGATTTAGCTGAAGATAAGGTGGCTATGCTGTCTAAAATATCGTTTTTGGAGGGTGTAAAGAGAAAAGAACTATTGTATAGCACTAAAAAGCTCCAGAAGGTGCTCATATTTAGCCGTAGACTGCCCTTTAAGAAAAAATCAACGGATAGTAAGTCAAATGGCTTAATGGCTTTTGCATGGTTTATTTTTGACGTAAACTACGAAGGTGAAGCAACATTAGATTGGGTGTAAGATGTATGAATATGCGATAAAAGAAGTTGTCAAGGTTGTTGATGGAGATACTGTAGACATTATTATTGATCTAGGGTTCAGTCTGTCGAAGAAAGAAAGAGTCAGACTAGCAGGGATAGATGCACCAGAGAGCCGTACAACAGACCTTGAAGAAAAGAAAATGGGTTTGGAATCTAAAGAGTTTCTAACTAGAAGGCTAAATGATTGTGTAAATCTCAAGGTTACTACAGAGAAAGACGGTAAATACGGTAGAATGCTAGGGTGGATTTACTGTGGAGAGACAAACATAAATGAAGAGATGGTATATAGGGGTTATGCTTGGGAGTATAACGGTGGCACAAAAAAGAAAGATTTAGAAGAGTTAAGATCAAGACGGTAGCTGAAGCCATAAGTACAAAAGATACTCATCATCTGGGATATGTGCAGGTACATCGTCTTCCTGCTCCTCTTCAAATACCATCTCGATCTGTTCATTCATTTAAATTTCCATTTGTAAAAAATATGACTGTCAATACGGACAGTTCTGGTTTTTTCTGACATCCATGATGGTCTTACATAGTAAGCATGATAGAACTCTGCTCCTTCTGTAATATCAAATACAATTCTGCCACTTAGGACAATACTAGCGTGTATCAAAGCTTTTAGCCATTGCTTACTCTCTCTGTTGACATTTTCTGGCTTACCATCGCAGTAGAATGAGAATTGACATGCATGGAGCACTATCTTTCCATTTTTGTATGTACGAGCTTGATATACTACGTCACAAACGGTGTTGGGAAAGTGCTTGGATTTGACACGGTTTAACACGACTTGACCTACAGCGACTTGCCCTAACATGGACTCTGACCGTGACTCATAGTAGATAGCAAGAGCTAGGCATTCTTTGCTGTCTGCCCAACTCTTGAATCCTACAAGGCACATAATAAGTATGAAACCTAACCTCAACATTATGCTACCAACTCTGCCCAGTGTTGGCTATTCAGCATAGACTTTATTTCGTCCTGTCTTTGTTGCTGAACAATATGCTTTTTGCTTGTGTCAGATGCACAGTCTCTGAGATGTGTAGACCACTCAGTGACAGCTTGATACACACACCATAAAGAACCTTGTGCACCATTCCTGCCATAAGCACCCTTACCGTGTATCTGTGCTACTTCCTTTTCGTACAGGTCACATAAAGTATTTACACACTTTTGATTGATGTGTGATCTACCAGTTTTTATTTTACTGGCACTCACTTTTAATCTACCAAGAGTAGACTTGAATAAATCTACTACCTGCTCATCAGAGACCTTTGTATTCCACCACTTGTTGTACATCTCTGTATCCTGCGTGACAGCCGTTACAGCTTTTTGTATCTTAGCGTTAGCTGATTGTACATCAAAACCAACTGTATGCCTATGAGAACTGTAAGCTAATTGCTGTCCAGATACCAAAGTGTTAAAACACACTTGATTTAGCCACCCAAAGAATGACTGGAACTTCCAACGCAGGTTGTAAGAGTTACGAGCTACATACTTTAGATATAAGTCGTGATCTCCTACTTTTGCATGATGATTTGGAAACATTATTTCCATCATTGCCAGTGCACCGTTTTCGTAAGATGTCACCTTTATTTGGGCATCAGAGAAATCTAAGGCTGTCTGCATAGCTTCTAGTGCACCACCAAAAGCATCCTTGTGGGATAACAGCTTATACTTAGATTTAACTATACCAAATAAATCATCTGTATCTGTGCGTCTGACGAACTGACCCATCTCTTTGGAAATAGTTTTATCTCCATCATAGATAGGCTGAAGCTCAACTGGGAAGTCCACTTCAGCTAGGACTTCATCTATATTTACATTATTACTAAAATCTAACATTACTTTCTCCTTAATTTAAAATTGAGTGCCCACGATTTTCTAGGCATCTTCTTATCATCAGTTCTTTAAGAAGCCATTTATCAATTATGTTTGCTTCTTCTCTGATAATCTCTTTGCATTCCATTTTATCTCTTATGATCTCTCTAGGCTCTTTACTACCTCTAGGGTCTATGATAAAACTGGTACATGACGATGTAAGTAAAAATAGGACTATATATTTTTTCATTACGAATCCTCCTTCCAACTAGAGAGGGGTTAAACCCCTCTC